AAGGTTGTTGTAGTATGCGCAACCTCTAAATACATCGGCTGTTGATCTACCTGCTGCAGTTCCAGCGTTCAAAACGAATGTGTTTGAACTCGTTAAACTTGTAGTGATCACAAACTTATAATTTATTCCAACTCTATTTGTAGAATTTGGATCATCTGCACCTGCTACTGCTGAAGTTGATGTATCAATTATTGAAGGTAAATTAAACACAGTGTTAGCATTTCCAACCTGTATAATTTTACCTTGATATTTATCAATTCCTGCGATGTCTGTTCCACCATCAACTGTTCCTGAAATTGATTGTGCCATTTCTGGACCTGAACCTAAAAATCCTCTTAAGGATCTTACTGGTCCACTAAACGTTGTTCTAGCCATAATTTTCTCCTTTGTGTATAGCCATTGTACTATGCCGTCTCTATACCGTCTGCCTAGTCAGTCGACATAATAATTAATCTAGGTCTTAACATTATACATAAAAAAAGGGGCGATGTAAAACACCGCCCCTAATCAGTAATACTGTTAATTAGTATTAGCTAGTTGGTAAGTTTCCGTTACCAAATATACATCTTGGATCAGAAAATCCAAAAGAGTATCTTTCTCTAGCTTTAAATCTAACGTTACCAGTATCGAAGTCACCTTCCATTGCAGTTTTGATAGGTGATCTAACAAACATTTTTAGTCCGTTAGGCACATCTGTCAACAAGAAGTAAGAGTCAGTATCAGATAGGAAGTTGTTTACTACATATCCTTCTGGTACCATTCCCATGCTTCTTACTGCATTGATGTCATTATCTGCAGTAGCAGGTCTCATTGGAGACTTCATAATTCTCTCAGCAGTAAATTGTAATTCTTTTGGAATTATCATTTTTCTACCTTGAGCTGCTATTCTTAAGCCTCTCTCATCAACAAAACCAGCAATGTCAATTAATGACTGCTCAAGTGAAGTTTCGTTAAGATCTGCAGCCGTAGCTAGAACATTTGAAAAAGTACCACCTGTTGCTAGTGGGTGAGAAGCATTAATTAAAGATACTCCATCTCCACCAGTTACTGAAGTAACTTGTGCATTGTTCAATACGTTTGCAGCTTTCACTTGTTTTGTGTTTGCCATAGATCTTGCAAGAGCTCTTGTGTATCTTGCAGCTAATCTATCGTATAGGTTGTCTTCGATTGCTTCCTCAGTGATAGCAAATGCTAAAGCGATAGTTTCGTGAGTGTATCTAGCTGTGAAAGTTTCAGTAGCTTGATCAAACACAACTCCAGCACCTTCTTGTTTAGTTGGTGCAGAAGCAAAACCCGCTAACATTACTTCTTCTTCAAAAGCTCTGTCAGATGTTTCAGTAGTATAAATTTCAGCATGCTGATTTTCATATCTACTATATTCCAGGCCGAATAAGGCATTCAAACCTGGCTCTAGTTCTTTGACTAGTTGCGATCGTGATATTGCCATAGTTTATTCTCCTTATGCTATACCTGTTCCACTTCTAAAGAAGTGGTTGTTGATTCTAACTAGTATGTTTGCGTTAGATGTTGCAGTGTCAGAATTTTCTGGGTCTTGCGAAATGTCAATTGCTTGTATTGCAAAAGTAGTTGCAGTTCCAGAAGTTCCAACATCAAGCATCGCTTGCGATATACCAGTTGTTGTACTTCCATTGTTGGAATCCAACGAGTAGTTTTTGAATAGATCCGCTCTTGTGAAAGCAGCATCTGCATTCATTAAAAACACTGCATCTGGATCATCAATTACAAATGCAGTAATGTCACTTGCATTTGTTGATGCCGGATAAAAGTTTTTGAATGTAGGCTTTCCAGTAGTTGGATCAGTAAAAAAACATCCGTTGAATACGCCCACAACAGCTTCCGATGTATTAGCTACATGTCTCTCAATATTTCCAGTTGACACAGGTATTACCAAATCACCTTGGAAGATATTTTGATTGTAGTTTGCTTTAATCGTATATCTGTTTTGAGCACCAGCTAATGGTGTACCATCTAGTTTTCTGTACGGTTTCAGACCGAACTTTTCTAGTTGATTTGCCATAGTTGTTTATCTCCGTTTATTTATATTTAACTTATCCAAGTTACTTATAGGTATCGCAAAAATATTACTTTTTACGAGAACCGCCAAAGGTAACTCTAGACTGCCTATCAATATTGATTGGCATGTCCGGGTGTTGTTCCTTCATAAGATCTCTATCAATAGCGTCTGCTCTATCTTGAGTTATTTTTCTAAAATACTCAGCACGTTGTTTCAAGATCTCCTCTGGTATCCTTGCCAACACAAGGCCCCCAATTCCGATTAGCCCAGCATGTTTTCCTTCAGAAATAATTGGGTAGTCGTGTTCACCTATTTCACTTAAAAGTGTTTCGGCTTTAACAAATTCCCAACCTTCTCTTAGTTTCTTAGAAACGTTAGCAACGTCTTCGAAACCTGCAGTGGATGTACGTATCCATCTATGACAGTACCCCTGCGGTGCAGCTGGCGCATCCAAACTGGATGGTGGTGTCCAATCTTTTTTTCTAGCTTGTTTAGCTCTAGTATCGGACGTGCGTGAGGCTTTAACTTTTTCCATGTTATACTCCTTCCTTCACGTATTTTGCGTATTCCTCTAGTGGCACCCCTAATTTCTTAGCGATAACTACCTGTGATTTGGTGAGTTTCACAGACTTGCGTCCACCTGATCTTCTACTAACAGAAGCTACGTTCTGGACGGGTGCAGCTTTTGTTGGTTCTTCAGTCGAAGATTCGGCAAACTTCTGAGGGAAATATTCCTTCATACGTTTGTTTATTTGATTATAATACTCATCAGTTTCCCCGTCAATTCCCTGCTGTACAAGATCCTCATGGATACTCATAGCAGCACCAGTAAGAACTCTATCAGTCCCGAACCAATCGTTTTCCTCTGCCCACTTCTGAGCTTTGGGACTGATTGGAGCCTGTGGTTGTTGCTCTGGTTGACTAGGTTTTGATTCAGCATCTTTTTTCTTTGCCTCTTTTTCACCAAGCGACATAGAAACTTTTTCTTTCTCAACAGCTAATTTAGTAAGTTCATCATTAGCTTCCATGATTTTTTCAGCATCTTGTGCTTCTAAAGCCATTTTGAGATTATTCTTTGCTTTGTCCCTTTCAGAGTCTATTCTTGCATCATACTCTTTAAGGTAATTTGTGTCTGTCTCATCAAACTTTTTTTCAACAGTATCAAATTTATCTTTGATACCTTTTGCATATTCTAAAGCTGCCTTCTCTCTTCTCTCAGCTTCTCTAATTTGAAATGTAAGTTTTTTGATCCTCTTTTGAACTTTGTCAGAATATTCACCAAGCTCACCTTTATCTTCTGGTTCTGCCTTTTCTTCTAACTTTTGTTCTCTTTCATTCTCATAAGAAATATCTTGACCATGATCTTTTTTCTTCTCATAGGTTCTTTTTTCAGAATGATCAGTATAACCTAAATCTACATTTTCTTTTTTAATTTCTGTAGCATCAGGTTCATTTTGTTGTTCCGCAACTTCTACGGACTGTTCTTGAACTCCATCGGTGTCTAATTCCACCTCTGGAACTTTGTTTTCTTCAGCCATTTGTCCTCCTTAATAATGGTGCAAAATATCACGTGGATTTTTTATAGTTGAAATGACTTCATCGTCATTTAATACTCTAACCTCTCCACCTTCTATCTTGAATCTTGAACCAGCGTACCTACTGAAAATTATCCAGTCATGTAGTTTACACCAAGGTCCTAACGGAAATTTATCTTTGTCTCTGTAACAAAGATTACCCATTTTAAGAACAAGGCCACAGACGGTTGTCATCTGTATTGTTTCTTGTGTTGTATCAGATAAAATTATACCGCCCTTTGTTTTTTTAGGGCCTGCATAAGGTAATACCAATAACCTATAACCTGTAGGTGATGGTAATCTATCTAATAAATTGTCGTCTATTGCTTTGGGATCAAGGACTGTTTTTACTTCTGCCTCGGGTTTATACGAGTCTTCAAGTTTTTTATCAGTCCGTTTCGGTTTTACCGTGGACATTGTCATCTTCTAACTCCTGTTTGTTCAGCAGGTCTTTTAGTTCCTGTTGCAAATCTTCCAAAGATTTGATTTGTCCCCTAACATATTGTAGTTCCTCAATAGTGTCAACACTATATATAGCTGCTTGTTTACATCTCTCAAGTAATTTTCTAATTACATTTTGAACCAATGATATCGTATTATAATCCATTAATACTTCCTTAGTATTATTTTATTTTTACCAATATGCATGGGTTTGATATTTATTAATTCTGCAACCTCAATGCACATTTTAGATTTAAAAGATTCAAAATCATCTAAGACTATGAAACCTTTATGGTTCAATCTCTCACCAAAAAAAATTAATTCTTTTAAAACATTTATTGTTTTATGTGGGCCATCTAAAAAAACTAAATCATAATCGTTTCTTACTATTCTTTTGTTTTTATATATTGGTACACCATCGGAATATCTGGCCATAAAATCGTCATCACTCATTTGAAATAATGTAAAATTTTCGTAAACTAAATTTTGTAACAATGTTGTTTTCATTGAATTTGGATATGTAGGAGATATGCCACTTGTATGTTCAATTTGTGAGTCTTTATCGAAGTGATCGTATTCAATATCACCATATGGATCTATTCCGATATGCCAGTGGTTTTTGTGTTTTAAAGATTCTAAAATAGTTTGAGAGCCTTTTCCTAGTCTTACACCAACTTCACAAGTAAATGGATTATCACTCATGATAAGGCTACAAATTTTTTCAATTAAATCGTATTCTATGCTATCGCCTTCAATCATTAAATTCTTTTAATATTTCTAGTTTATCCTCTGCTTCTGCAATTTTTGCAACAAGTTTATCAGCCTCTGTTACAATATCTGGATGCTCTGCAACTCCAACGGGATTTTCTAGATATATTC